GTAGCAAGAAACATTCTAGCAGGCAAGTATTATACTCCAACACCTGACGAAGTAGGAACATACTAAAAATGACTCAAATACGAACAATCGACGAGCTTGAGGCACAATATTATGGACACAATCGTAACCTTCTTAGAAAAGCTGATGCTCCTTCAACAACCAGTACTGCTGGTATGTTTAACGCCATCTTTGGTGCTTATGCATGGGCTCAACTGAATCTGGAAGCAAACGCATTCGGAATCCTCCCAAAATACCCTTGGGATAAATCTGGATGGAGAGTTATAACTGCAAAACCAGTACTTAATACAACCAACGCAAATACCGCCCTAGGTGGTACAAGTGAAGGTGGATTAATTGCTGAAACAATCAAACCAACAGTCGCAGAATTAGATGTCAAACCAAAAACCGCTCAATTGCCATTCAGTGCAAGTGAAGTTATGGAGTGGCTATCAACTCATTCAAAAGACGACATTTGGGGTGGACTTGGTTCACTTAGATTGTATATGGCAGTACAACACAAAGAGTTCATTAATAGAATGCTTTTAGCCGATGTTGAAAGCGATGCAGCAGGTTCAAGTGGTGCTCATACTGGTACACAAGACTTTGAATCCCTTGATAGAATCGTATCAAGTGATGCAGAGGAAGATGCACTAGGTGGAAACCACTCAGGATTTTACGATCCATGGGCTGCTGATGCTACCGTTGACAGAGATGGAAACGGTGGAGAATTTGACTGTACAGTAGAATCTGCTTCTGGTACTATCGGTACCGACGGTGTACTTACTGACGATGTCTTAAGAACTTTCTTAAGAAAGATTAGAATCGCAGCAGGTAAAGATCCAAATGTATTCCTAGGCTCCCATGAAGTCTACTCTGAGATACAAGGCTTATACATGCCAAGTGTCCGTATTGCAAACCCATACGGTGAGCAATTAGTTCAGGTAGACGTAAACGGTATCCAGACCTTCAAAGGAACTGGTACTGGTATTCATGTCGACTCTATCTATGGAATTCCATTTATTCCAACAAAAGATGCTCCATCTAATGGTGCTGATGAAGTTGGAAGACTCTTCGCATTAGATACTTCTGATGCAGAAGGATATGGTTATCCAAGAATCGGAATACAAGTGGCTATACCAACCGAGTATTACGAAGCAACTAGAAGATCTGCTGGCTATCCATTCGTGAACAATGCTTTTGTAGAAAAAGGTGTGTTCAGAACAATGGGTGAGACAGTTTGTCGCCATTTCAAATCACAAGGTAAGATCAGAGATATTAAACTCTAGTCATACCAACCCTCTTTTTACCCCTTTTTTTATATTAACTTTATATATTAGGGGTTCATACATTTCCTTATGGCAATAGCAATTGTACAAAATGCCGACCATAAAAGTCTTACAGGAAAGACACTATCTATCCAAGCAGAACTGACTTCTAAGTTAAAGTCGACCATTGTCGATGTCACCTATGGTGCATCCGATGGGTATGCTACTAATGGTAATGTAGTTGATCTTTCTTTAGGAAGTAGAATCAGTACTGTAATTGGAGCACAAATCCTCCACTGCAATAAAGGTCTACTTTTACAGTACGTACCAGCAGCAGCAGGTGCAGCAGCAACTGGTAAGATAAAATGTTTCGGACATACTCCAACAAGCTCTACAGCAACCGTTGTAGCCCTTGAGGAACTAGATAGTGCAGATACAGCAGTCAATTCAATGACTATTCGTATCCGAATTATCGGTTACTAGACTAAGACCTAGTCATATTTTTTTTCTTAATAATGTTTATATATGACCGATATAACAATTAATCATGACTTATACCAATCATAATGTAAAAGATGTAGCTGGTACTAGTACTGTTAAAGCAGGACATGGTGTAATTGTCGCAGTTTACGTTACAAAAGCAGGTGCTAGTGGAGATAAAATAGTATTTCATAACGGTGTAGATGCAAGTGCTCCAGTAGAATTTACTGTGTATGGTGAAGGTATTCAACATGTACAAGACATATTTAGAAGATTTGAAGCTGGTATTCATGTAGTTGCAACAGGAAGTACTGCTAAATACATAGTAGTGTATAAATAAATCTTTAAATATAAAGTGACATTATATATTAATGTATGGTTACTACAACTACATATTGCACTGTCGGAGATATTAGTGATTTCTTAAGAGTTCCTATAACCAGTACTACCACTCCAAACAAGGAAATGGTACGTAAAATCATTGCCAGAAAAGAAGAGGAATTAGACAGAAGAATAGGTCATACTTGGAAAACAAAAAAGATAACAAGAGAAGTTCACGATTTACCTTTACTATATACATTCGGATGGGGTACTCCAGTATTCTTACAGCATAGAAATATACATATTCTTGATGGAACAGAAGGTGATAAAATAGAAGTTTGGAAAGGAGAATCTGATACATGGGAAAATGTAGTAGGTCAAAATCAATGGTACAACTGTGAATATGAGAGAGGTACTTTACACTTAAGAGGTTACTTGTTTACCATCCTAAGAAAGAATAGAATTAGAGTTACTTACCGTTATGGTGGTGATAATTTTGCAGGTGATACAGTTATACCATTAGATGTCACAGATGCAATTATTAAAATGACCTCAATAGAAGTCATGAATACTTCATTCCGTATGGATGAGATTCCAAGTGGTGGAAGTGTATCCCCTAGTGAATCTAAAAGGTATTGGCAAGAAGACATAGACCTATGTATATCTAACCGTAGGGAAGTGTTTGTTATACCTTGAGAGGCAGTACATCTTTTAGACGTAATGAGGCTAGGAGATTAAGTAGAAAAGCAGATAAATTAGATTTACAATCTAGGGCTTTGAATGGGAAGAATCCTAAACAAGATGAAGTAGAAATAAAAGGTGTTGCATTTAAAGTCCCAAATGGAAATTCACTTAATTTGAATTATGGTGATATTAGTGATCATGCACTACTACAAGTTATTGAAGGTCTTCAAGACCCAATAGGGAATATAAAGAAAAATGAGCCGTCAGATCAATATGTTGATTTTAACCATCAATTAAAAAGTAGTATATTTAGAAAGAATGAAAACTACCCTGATGGTTGGAGACAGCCAATATATCCTGCTGGGAAAACCAGTAAAACTGATCAAACACAGGGTAGAAAACCAAATATCCAAGGAATTAGACAATGGGTAGAAGATGTCAAACTTGCAGGTAAGTCACAAAGAGAACTTGAATTGGAATATAATACAATGTATGAACAAGATTCAATGAACGGATGGGACGATAAAAAAATGGAAAGACTGATAAATTCTATAGCATTTGCAGTTTCTAGAAAGATATGGTATGTTGGTAGAAAACCAAGTAGTATGAGTAATAAAGAATGGGAAAAAGACACTAAAGATATGAGACCTTCAGATGGAAGTTATAATAAAGGTCAAAAAGGAAGAAAGTATGGTGAGAGTGGAGGTTCAAGTGTTTTTACCAGTTACAAAACTGTACCTGAAAATTGGGGAGAAAGAGGCAATCCTTACCTTCAAGAAGAATATTCTTATAGCAGTGGTGACCCAGATCATAATGGGAGCGATTAATGACGATAACAACTTATGATGCAGTGGATGATATTATTACTCTATTAAGAACTAAATGGTCTAGTTTACGCCCACCTCACATCACTAAAGTATGGGAAAAGAGAACTGTTGGATTCATAGATGACAGAAGTGATGAAATTATTGTATCTCCAAAAGGCGAAGATATACAAGTTTATGGTCTAGGCGGCAGTGCATACTGGCATGAACAGATAATAGAATTGGATATTCGTACATATCAAAATATTAAAAGACATGATAAAGTAGTAAAAGAGGTGGTTAAAATCATAAAAGATAACATGGTAGGAACCACTTATACTGATTTGAGAGTAGTAGGTTCATACAGTAGAAACTTTCAATTCCGTAACATGTTCGACTATGTTATAACTCTATCATACAGAAAAGCCAACCCTGTTTAAAAATCTTTATATACCTTAACTACCTCATTCTAGTATGACCAATCGTGTATCATCTACATCATCTAACATACTTACTGGTGGTAGCGTATCTGTCGGATATGGTTATGAAACAGCATTTAATACAGCTCAATCAACTATAGATAAATCATTTGGTCTAAATGCAAAAGTAACAAGTTTAACATTAAACACGTCTCAAGTATCTCTTAATAAATTAGGTCAAGTAGAACCAACTAAATTCGTTTTCGGTCAACAACAAGGATCTCTAGGAGTTAGTTTTGTTCTTGATGATCTTGAATCACATAGAATATTTAGATGTATTTATGAAAATGCTGGTAGTACTCTACAAAGTCAAGGAGGAACATCTTTTGCTTATCCAACAGCATTAGGTGAAAACTCAACAGGTGTAAAAACTCCTGCAACAATAACAACCCGAATACAAGTACTTACTTCTGGAACTGTTGGTTCAGGTCTTATGCAAACAAGATCATTAACTGGATGCACTGTTAATAACATGTCATTAAATACAAGTATTGGTGAAGTTGTAAATGCTACTGTAGACATGGCTTTCGCAGAAGAAAGTACTGCTACAATTGAAACAGCAGCAAGCACCTTTAAAACTCAAGTACAAGTTAATTCAGCAGTACTTACTCCTTACACATTCGCTCATGGTGAAGTAAAAGTAGGTACAGGTGGAAGTGGTGCATTAGTTAAGGTATTTGACATTCAAGATATAGATGTTTCATTTGCAACAAGTGCAGAATTACTCTATGCATTAGGTAGTCACTATGCACAAAATTCATTTAGAAAAGTATTTGATATTGGTGGTAGATTTAAAACAACTTTCAAAGACAGTGCATTATTACAATATGTTATTGATCAATCAATTATTCTTGCAGATGGATCACTTGAAACTGAAACATTAACAGGAACAGGTGGAGTTGGATTATCATTAAAATTCACAAATGGTAGTAAATCAATATTAATAGAATTTGGTGGAGTTTCACTAACTGATCACAGTACAAGTGGACTTGAGCCAAACGAAGTATTATATGAAGATGTCAGTTTCAAAGCAAAATCTTCTAGAATCACAGTAGATTCATCATAAGACTTATTAATAGCCATAATTATTAATTTTTAATGACTTTAATACCAATTAATATTACTTACAATGGTAAACCTGCTGTGGTTGAATTTGAAGATTCACTTACATTCGGTGATACTGAAATGTTAATTGGTAACTCTGTTGACATTAGTGATGTTACAAAACCTAAAATTGACATACAAAGATATAGATTAAACTTACTAGTGTTAACAATTAAAAAAGCACCTTTTAAAATTGGTGATGTAACAACAATAAAAATGACAGATTCTAAAGTCATAAAATCAATACTAAAGGAGATAGTAAAAATACACCCTTTAACGACCTATATCGAGGACTGGATGGAAACATTCATGAGCTCACAGGATATGAACAATTTAGATATTCCATCTACTACCACTGTGCCACGCAATTCTGCTGGGACAAAGAAACAGTCGACAGGCAAGAAATAGACTATTTAAAGAAACTATTTGCCACTCATACTAAAATGATGAATGAGGCTTCTGGTAAAGGTCAAATGCCTCCAATGTCTAAAAATATGAGTAAAAACTTTAAATAGTAATTACGGTATTTATATATCATGACTGAAGCATCAGATAATAAATTAATGAAACGTTTTGATGAACTATTAGAGAAACTCATTAAAACTGTTGAGGGATTAAATGGTGTAACAGTAAATGGTATTTCTGTAATGGTAAAATCCATTGCACAGGAAAGTATGAGTATTGATACAAACAAAACCAAAAGGAAACAAATTGTAGCAGAACTAAAAATAAACAAAACTCAGTTAGATATGAAGGAAAAATTAAAAGGAGTAGATGAACACCTTGTCAGACTTAGACATAAATTAAATATGGATCAGGAAAGAGAACACGGTGAACAAGTAAGAAGAAATATTAGTTTAAGACGTAATATGGATAATTTTAATGAAGCATTAAGTAAAACAAAACAAGCAATAATGGGTGGAGCTGGTTTCCAATCAGCCCTAGGAACAACAGTTAAAAAGATGGCTGGTATGACTAGAGGTTATCAAGAACATGAGATTGCATTACAGCAACTAACAACAGCAGAAGAATCACTAGAGGATGCATTTGATAAATTAGCAGAAGCATTTCGTACTGGAGATGATGCAGATGTAACAAGAGCAGATAAAGAAGTTGACACTAAAATTGGTGAAGTTAGTAAAGCTGAAGATAGAGCAAGTGATACATACGATGATTCAAAAGAAACTCAAGGAAGATTTAAACCATTATTTGAAAAGTTATCAAAATTGGGAGATTTCCTAGGTAAGAAGGCAATTCCTATTGGAATAGGTGTCGGTGTTGCTGGTATATTTATGAGTATTATTGTAAAGGCTTTTAGTGCCTCCCCATTGTTTGCAGCAATGATGAAATTAATGAAGTTCATGGTTACTCTTATTCTCATGCCAATAGGTACGTTCTTTGGAGCTTTACTCAGACCTATACTAATCATGTTGCTTAGAAAATTCATAGTACCAATGTATTCAAAATGGATGCCTGCTGCAATAACAATGGGTACTGAACTAGGTGAGTGGATTGCATCTTGGAGTTGGGAGAGTTTTATGGAAGCAATAAACTCATTAAATCCATTTCACGAAACAGAAACTGAAGCAGAAAAAGCTGCAAGATTAGAAGCTGAAAAGAAAGAAGCTGAACGAATTGCAAAAGAAGGTACTGAGGGGACAACCACTCCAGATGGTAACTACCAAGTAACTGAACAATCAGATTTGGATTTTATTCAGTTTACTAAAGACCTTAAAGCTTTGTGGGAATTAATAAAAAATCCAGCAGGTGATACAGAAAAAACAATTAACGTAGATACAGGTGAGATTACAGTCAATCAGTCTACTTTAGTGCCAAGCACTATATTTACCTCTATAGAGGATTTTGTTAAAAAAACTATCAAAGACAACCCAGATGGTGGAGTAGTAAAAGATGATGCATATTATGATAGTTTAAATGATCCGAACATTAACCCTAATAAATTTAATGCAAATGGAGAAACGGAATATGATCCACATGATCCTGCAAATAACAGATTAGGTGAAACTGAAGCAGATAGAAAATATCAAGAGGCAAGGGAAGAATTGGCTAGATTAGAAAAAGAAGAATTAGACAGAAAATTGATACTTGCAAATGATCAAGCTATATTGGATGCAAAACTAGCAAAAATTGAAAGAGATAAACATGTCAAACAAGCAGCAGAGAAGGCAGCAGAAAGAGCCGCAGCAGCAGCAGCCGCAGTAGAGCGTGCAAAAGAAGTAGCCAAAACATTGGCACGTTCTAATGCCATATTTGCATCACATGGTACTGGTGAAAATTCAAATTTTTCAAATAGCAACGGTCAATACAGTTCATCTAACAATGGACAGACAGGTAATACTCCTGAAAGAGGAGCACAGACATTAGATGGAAGAGGTAGATTATCTAGTGGAGCATATGCAAATAGAGGAATCAGTGAAGGAGCATATGAAAAAGCAAGTGCACCTAGAGGTCATGTTAATACTTCTGCATCAAATAAAAGTAATTTGAAACCAGAAACAGTAGCTTTATTCAAAGCTATGGGTATTTCAGGATATGCACAAGGATTTGATGGAATGATTAATTCTCCTACATTGTTTATGGCAGGAGAGGCAGGAGCAGAACATGTAAAGGTAACACCTAGTAGTCAAGGTGGTGGTGGTAGTGGAGGTAGTAACATTACAGTAAACATACAAAATATGAACGCAGGTGATGATGACTTGAGAAAACTAAAGAAAACTATATTAGAAGTAATACAGCAATCATCTGCTAACAGAGGAAGATTATGACAGAAATATACTTGGTAAAAACAGGAGGTACTGAAGAAGGCAGGGTATATCAAATATCCAACATTAATAATTTTAACTGGTCAGTAGAAACACCTGTTACGCCAATGCCATTGCCTGAAGACTCACACGAAGAAAACATATTGGTAAAGATGGAAGGCAATACAGCAAAGATTGATGTTTCTTGGACAATGAGTGAGGGTGCATATTTTGGAGAATTAAACAGTAGTAATGTATTTGTACCTGATAATAGTCTAACTTCTTTGGAACAAATTAACGAATTTAAAACATTTGCTCCTATATCAATCGGTGATTCGTTTGCTATTAAAATTATTGATCAAGATGCAAATCCTAAAGTAGTATTGAATGATAATGGAACTTTAAATAATATTAGTTTTAGTGTAAGTGGAGGTTCTCCTATAGTTTGGAATGTAAACTGTTCATTTTATGTAGGAAATGTTGTCGCTTCTTTGGAAGCAGATATTCCTTCTTCACCTACAAGTGTTGTGCTATCTAATAGTAGTTCAGTTACTGGATTTGACTTTGTTGTTACACCATATGACGGATATGCAACAGAGCCTACTGCTGGAACTGCTTCTGCTGTAACAGGTGTAAGGCTTAAATATAAAGTAAAAGGTGGAACATGGGTTTATGAAACTATATTAGCAAGTGCTTCAAATTTAAGTAAAAATGGTACTACAGGTAAATGGGAAGGTAATAAGACAGTTACTGCTGGAAAATATACAGTAAACATAGCTGAAGTAAATGGTTATAGTGAGGATGCAAATTTGTATAGTTATAAGAGAGGTGCAACTTCTACAACTTCAATAGTAACGGTGACATAGAAATATGCCTAACATAAAAGCTGTAGTGATCAGAAGACCTACACCATTTGACGGATCTGGGAATACAGCTTATATAACAGGAATGACTAATAGAATAATGACTACTCCAAAAAGAGTAAATGTTGTACAAGAAGGACTAAGGGCATCTGACAATATGTCAATGACATTATCTGCCGAACATGATGTTCAACAAAATGATGAAATATATTATATTCAGGATTTTTTAGATACATCAAGTCTTAAGGCTGTATGGAATTTTTATGGTGGATTTAGGGATGAAAGTGGATATGAACATGATGATGTACTAGATTCTAATGATGAACATGTTATGCCTAACTGTGTTGATTCTACTGTATCAAGTGATACTGATATGGATTCTCGTTACAAGGGTTATTATAAATTTAAAATAAATGCTTTGTCATCATCAAAAACAAGCGTAGAGATAATAAAACAGTTTAAGAATAATAATACAACTTCATCAAAAATACCAGTAATGGATATGTCAGGTGATTTTGATATGATTTTTCATTTTAAATCATTGACAAACAGTAGCAGTTACAACAATATGTGTATATTTGATAACTATGATCATGCAACGTCAGGTGGAAAAGGATTAAAAGTAAACATAAATTCAAACAGTAATACTATAACCATAACAGCAGATGATGGTACAACTGAAAAAATCATGGTTGCATCTAGTGTACCTACATATAATGTTATTACATTTGTAAGAATAAAAAGAGAAAGTGGCGTGTTTAAGTTATATTTAGATGGTGTTGAAAAATCATTGACAAACAGTACTCTTGCTGGTAATCTTAATAATAATGTAAATATACATTTGTTTAAGGAAAAAAATGAAAGTACTGGTGCTTATTCCAATGGTTTTTTTGGAATACCCATACAGTTTAGATTCTATACTGGTTCATTGCCTGACAGTGAAGTAAAAAAATTACGAATGGCAAAACCTGTAAATACTACAATGAAATTTGGTGGAAAAATTTGGAAAATTGATCAAGGTTCAGGTGGTAAAAAATTGTCATGTGCAAGTCATTCAAGAGAACTTTTAGGTACTAATTTCAGTCAATGGAATTACAGTAATGTTCCTACAGACAATGCTATTGGATATGGTAATTACGTTGGTTCAAGAGTATATAATTTATACCAAAAAGGAATTACAACATTACAGAGAATAAGAATGGATGCAATACTTGAGGATATATTAAAATTTATTCCAGTAGCAGCTGGTGCGTATTCCTACTTTGCAGATGAACCTAGTACTACTTTTGTTGGTGATTTTTTGGCAGAAGGTTCACTTTTAGATATTATTAAAGTTATGATGCAATGTGATACTACTAAACATATGTTTGTTGTAACTCCTAGAAAAATATTATTTATTAATGAAGAAGTTGTAACCAATAATGTAATTAGTGAACATAATTATGATATTATAAGTTCAGGTAAAGATGACACTGGAACATGTAATTCGATAGTTGTACATGGCAGAAAACAAATATACACTGAAACAAAAACACTTTCAAATCTAGCTAGTAGTGCAAGATATACTTGGACAGCTAAACAGCAATGGACAGCACCAGATGGATATTATCCAGTTATTGAAAGAGCAGTTAAAGTTACAAGGGATGGAACTGAAATATTTGCTCAGCCAAATAAAAATATTAATGGTTACTGGCAAGGTACTGGAAGTGATGTTTCATATACTGATAACACATATATTATAAATACTGATAACACTATGCAGTTTTGGAATCAAGATGATGCAAATTCACATACTTATATTGTAATATATGAATACACTTACACATATTCATTAAATTTGGTTACACAGAGTGGAGTTATATGGGCTTCAACTCAACATAAATTAGATTATGGTTCAACTCTTGCTATTGGTATATATCACAGAAACATACATGTCCCACAACTTTACAATGGTCTTGATGTTGCGACTTTTAAAAACAATTATATAAGTGAAAATAAAACTATAAATACAAGACTTAGAGCAAAAACTTCAACTTTGATAAACAGTCTAACAGTTGGTCAAAAAGTAAGATATACTAACAGGGATGGGGTTACTACAGATCAAATTGTACGATATATAGAATATTCATACCCTGATGGCAATACTACTATAGAATTAGGTGAGTATATGTTTAGTGGATTTGATGTAGAAAAACAAACAGTTGAGTCATTAAGGGTATTAGATCAAACTACAAGTGTTTCTAAATACTAGTAATAAAAATCTTTATATACTTAATCACAATATGTTAGATATGTTCTGGAGCAAAACCCCACAAACTAATAATATTAATCCTAAACTTAATATCTGTGTTGTTAAGACCGATGAAAACGGTAATAAGACATGGCTTTATGGTCAAAATCAAGTTACCAATGATGGTGATATATACTATGCTACAAGAGCAGGTGTAAACCCAACATCCCAAGTACTCCCAGATCCTAACTTTTTCGATGCAGCATGTGTTCTTCAAAACCCTTCTAGTGCAGATTCAATAGCAAAAGCAGATACTTATGCAAATGTCAGTTCTCCAATAGTTACAACTGGAGCAGTACAAGACGTTGAGAGTGGATTCCCAAAAGTAAACGATACAACTACAGAAAATACTGGTAAAGATGTAGATGCAGTAACATACAAATTTACATGGACTACAGCACAAATTAATACCAGTTCAGGAAATGCAATTACTGGTGGATGTATTATTGACAGTGGTGATGCATCAGGTGACAGTGTTACAGCAGGTTCAAAAATACTAACACATTGGAACTTTGTAAGCCCATCTTCATTCCATAAAACAAATACTGATACATTGACACTCTATGTAAATCACACGATGAGTGGTCAAGCATAATGAGTATTAAAAATTTATTTCGCTTATTAGACAGAATTAATCTGAGAGAAACAGGCAGTACTGGTCTTGATACCAAGATATTGTTTGAAGAATCTACTCCATTTTTTCTAAAGAGTTCTACTGGTAAAACAGTAATAGGTAGGTAACACATGGCACGAAAGGGCTATGGTCGTAATAGTACACTAGTAAACACAACCACTCACGCAGATGATGGTACTTCTCCAGTAGGTTCTAATGAATGGAATGAGAATCCAAAGACAGACGGTATATTTGGACTAACAAAAAGTACTCAAGCAATATCAAGTAATGACATAGATGTTACAGATTCATATGTTGAAGTAACAAATACAGGAGACATTTACACATTATCAGCAGTAACAACTTCATTACCATCATCTAACTATCCTAGTGATTCAACTTCTTCTATCTCAGAAGGAGATTTAATATACGTTGTAAAAGCTGCTTCACTTGGATCAGGTGTAGTTAATCTTAAACATCAAAACGGTGGTGCAGGAGCAGGTAAAATCACCACATTAACAGCAGGTGATAAAGCATTAAGTGCAACAGTACCAACAATCTTAATGGCTAGAATTATCGGTTCAGTCTTAGAATGGGTAGAATACGGTGGTGGTGCAGTAGCAGATTCATCAATCACATCAACAAAAATTGCAAACGATACAATACTAAATGAAGATATTAACTCATCAGCAAACATAGCACTTTCAAAATTAGCCTCAGATCCTCTAGCAAGAGCAGGTCATACAGGTACTCAGGCAGCAAGTACAATTTCTGACTTTGATACAGAGGTTGCAAACAATACAGCAGTGACAGCAAATACGGCAAAAATATCTTATTCTACAGCAGCATCAAATGCAGTGGCAGCAAACACGGCAAAGACTGGAATTACAAGTGGACAGACAAGTGCCATTACCGCAAACACAGCAAAGACTGGAATTACAAGTGGACAGGCAAGTGCCATTACCGCAAACACAGGATTGTTAGCCGCAACAGCAGGTACGGTAACTGCATCAAAGGCACTCATTGTGGATGCAAGTAAAGATCTTACTGGCATTAATAATTTAACAGTTGCAGGTGATTTAACAGTAAACGGAACTAATACTATCATTAACAGTACAACATTAACAGTAGATGATAAAAACATTGAAATGGGAAGTGTTGCAAGTCCAAGTGATACGACAGCAGATGGTGGTGGTATTACACTAAAGGGTGCAACAGATAAAACTATTCTATGGGACAATGCTAATGATAACTTTACATCATCAGAACACGTTAATATTGCAAGTGGTAAATCATTCAAAGTAAACAACACAGCATTAAAAGATGTAACTGAAACATTAACAGGTAAAAGCATAGTAGCATCACAATTAACAGGAACAATAGCAGATTCTAGAATGCCTGATTTAACTGGAGAGGTTACAACAGTAGCAGGTGCAGTAGCAACTACTATAATAGATAATGTTATTGATGAAGCAAATCTTAAAGTAAATAACAGTCCTACAGATGGATATGTGTTAAAAGCATTAGCAAGTGCTAGTGGTGGATTAACATGGGGAACAGGTGGTGGTGGAGCTCATACTGAACAAGACTTTACAGTTCAATCAGCTCATGCCGCTGATCCTTCTTCTTCAGTAGCAACATTATATGTTAAAACAATTGACACTAATAATGAAGGTCTTTTCATAAAGATGAAGAAAAACGGAAGTATTATATACGTACAGGTAGGATAACCTCCATGACTATTACATATCACGCAGGTAGAAGAATACAAGGATTATCATCTGATTTATCATCAACAGCAATTCAAGGTTATGCAGGTGGAGAGACACCTAATCCAACTGGTACAGGATCAGGAGCAGGTGGCGGAGGAGCTGGTGCAATAGGTGCAACACCTACTGGAAACGTTGGTGGAGCTGGTGGAATTGGATTATCATCTTCAATTACTGGATCTGCTGTAACTAGAGCTGGAGGCGGTGGTGGCGGTGGAAATTCTGGACAAGGTGCAGGTGGTTCAGGTATCGGTGGAGCTGGTGGTAATTCTGGTGGTAATGCCACAGGTTACGGTTCAGGTGGCGGTGGCGGATCTAATCCAGGCAACGGAGGTTCAGGTAGTAATGGAATTGTTATTATAAGATTTACAACAAGTGGAAACGGATATTCTCAAGCAGGTGGTACTGTAGATTCATCAACGGTATCAGGTCAAACTATCATTTCATGGACAGCAACATCAGGAACAAGAACATTTACTCCAACATCAACATTTAACGTACAATATTTAATTTTAGCAGGTGGAGCTGGAGGAGCTTCTCATTATTGGGCAGGTGGCGGAGGAGCAGGTGGTTACTTAACTGGAACAGATAAAGAAGTAACAGCACAAGCATACACTATCGTAGTTGGTGCTGGTGGAGCAGTTCAATCAACAAATCATACAGCAGGTAACAATGGCTCTGATTCATCTGCTTTAGGTCTTACCTCTATCGGAGGCGGTGGTGGAGGAACAAATGCGGCAAGTGGAAATAATGGAGGTTCAGGTGGAGGATGTGGTGGAGGAGGAGGAGCAATATCTGGTGGAACAGGAACTACTACCGTAACTGATCTTAAACCAACTAACGTACAAGTAGGAAGTAGAATAGAAGAAACCGATACAAGAAAGATTTACTATAAAGATGATATTGACTGGAAAAAACTAGACGGTGCAGAAGCAACTAACTACAGGTCAGAGTCATGGTATGAACAACTCTCAGGAGAGACTCCATAATGGCTTACAAACAGCATTTCATAGAGTGGTTTTCAGGTAAACAACTTCCTAGTTATTGGACTAAGGTAGATATTTCAGGAACTAATACTTTCGCTATGGTAGATAGTGTAGACGGTGGGTTTCAAATCACATCTGGTTCAGGAGCATATAATCGTGCATCTATTTGGTTTAATGGTAAAAATCAGTACGCACATGACGGTTCAACAGTAATCGCAGTATCTAAATTTGATAATTCAGCAAATAGAACTTTTGTAGGATTATCTGATATAGCTGATATAGCTGGCGTAAATGATAATTTTGCCACTTTTAGTATGCTTACAACTAATACATATTTTTCATTAAGAACAGGAGATGATACAACACAAACACTTACAGAAACCGACATAACATTAGACACTTCATATCATTGTTCTAAAGTTGAATGTGGTTCATCAGATATTAAACTCACATTAGACGGACAGTTAAAAGCCACTAAAACTACCAACAGACCTATTGCAAAAATGTGTCCTACTTTTCACATGGGTACTCTAAACAGTTCGACAGCTATCTCAAGCATTAGATACATGGAGGCATATAACACATGACCAAATCAATCTATGACCAACTAAACGCAAATGGTACAATAGCCAAGCAACGATTCGTTGAGAACTTTAGTGGAGATGCACTTGATACTGATAGATGGTCAGCTATTGGTGGTGGTAATGGAACACCAACTTTCGCTATGGCAGATGAAATAGACGGTGGATTTAAAGTAACAGCAGCAGCACAAGATAATGGAGATGCAGGTCTTGGCTCTAATGGTACTTGGGATGGGTATAACATTAGACACTTCAGTCCAACTGGATCAGTTTACATTGATGTTTTTAAAAATAACACAGCAGTTTCCACAGCCAAAAGTATATGTCATGGATTTGGAGAAAAGATTAGGGGAGATAGTGGTGGTAATAATTCAGCTTTGTTTCGTACAGATACTAGACAGACAGTAAAATTTAGAGTAAGAATATGTTCGGGAGCTGGAAGTCAAGCCAATGATGCAGACACTTCTATGACAGCAGACCTAAATTGGCACAGTTACAAAATAGAATGTGATTCAACATACAAGTTTTCCATTGACGGTGTTTTGGAATATACTTCGCCTACAACAAATTTACCTACAGGTGCTATGGCTCCAATTAGTGGAATACAAGGATCATCATCTGCAACTGCACCAAGTTATTCGATAAAATATGTGGAGTGTTACAACACATAATGGCTTTCCCATCTGTCTATGAAATGACGAACCCTCTTACTACCGTAAGGAAGCAACACTTTTGGGAATACTTTAGCGGTGCTAATTTACCATATACACAAGAGGCAACTACAGATACTATACAAAATACTTACAATGATGATTCAGGTATAGGTGGAGCAACAGGTGGATGGGGTACAAGATTTAATGCAGGTCACGCACTTGTAGGTAGAGAGATACAATCAATCACAGTAAGTATTAAGATAACTGGAACACTTAACGTAATTGATATGACAGCAAGAATATATGGTTCAACTAAGGCAACGCTTAGAGCAACATCAACAGCAATATCATCAGCAGGTCTTAATACAAGTTATCAAACTAAGACATTCACTTTCCCAGTAGGATCAAGAGGAACAATACAAGCAGGGGATCATATTATGATAGTAACGGATAGTTTAATTTCATCTGGTAATTTCCAGTGTCAGATTAAAAGTGGTGGTGGATCTAACACACACTTTACAACATGGCAAGGGCTAGCAAATTCATTTACTGAACAAACAAACAGAGAGTTATGGTATAATCCAATAGTGTCATCGCCACCATCTACTAGTATTAGATGGAGAGAAAATAATATTGCAGGAACTTGTACTAGAGGAATGGATGATGCTGTTGACGGTGGTTATAAATTAATTGCACCAGCAACAGGGTATGCAAGAGGAACAATAGACTTTGATCAATCAGCACTAGATGTAGGAAAAGTTAGACAGTTTAACTCTGATGGCTCTGTGAATGTATTCGTAATGTCACATACCAAAGGCGGTTCAACAGGTGCTAGAGTTGTTTGTGGATTAATTACTGGTACTGATTTTTATGGAAATGGAACATCAAGGTCAGCAGTAGTAACAACTGACACGACAACAAAATATATGCACTCTAATGGAAGTGCAGGTGCTAATGAAACAGATTTAACTATTACCCCAGATGGAAACTTTCATAGTTATAAAATTGTTAATACTGGAACAACAAACAGTTGTAGTGTTGACGGTGTATTATCAGGAAATGGATACGTTGCAACATCAACAAATGTTCCAACATCAAGTAAAATGCAACCAAATTTCCAAGTATATGTTGGTAACGCAGGTAGTGCAGGAACAGCACAAGGAAACATCAGATATTATGAGGCGTATAATACATAATGAATACTAACAAGATAAAGAAGGTAAGCGTAAAGTTTCCTAACTTTGTATCAAAAGATTCAGTAGAGTATGAGGGGAAAAGAATTGTGTTAAAACTTCCACAGATACAAGATGTAAACAACAGAATGTATAGTGAACTGTTCTCAGGGGATTCAGGTATGCAAGTAGGTGCAAGAAATCTCCCAAGAATTGAGGGCTTCAACTGCACATGGAGAAATGACGAGAAGAACCCACAGTTTACCATAGCCCAATTTACCTTTGCAAGTGGAGAGGAAAAGAAGGTGTCTAAAATCATAGAGAAATACGGGGGAACGGTAATAGAGTCAAGGGCAGATCTTAACCAATGGCAGTTTGATGAGACTAACCTTAGTGGAAATACTTATCAAGTAGAAAATGTCAATGAAACATTGGGGAGAATGGTATGAGTCAAGAATTTAAAGATCATATGAAAGCAGGAGAAGAATACACATGTGATAAGTGTCAGGAAAAAAAACTTAATTCTAATGAATACGACCAATATATAAGATTTCAATATCATTATTGTGCACCATGTTGGAATTATATACACCTAAAGAAAGGTACTTGTGACTCTTGTGGAAGTAGTATGACCAATAGAAGTGAAGAATACAGTATATTTATAACATGTGGATGTGGAAAAGAGGTTGAACTATTATGACAGAATGGCTAGCTGGTAACAGAATCATAGGAACTAACGCAGAACGTACAACTACCACAGGAATAGGTAATTCTGTAAGTGGTTGGAAAGAATTAGGAAGAAAAGTTGTAGGTACAGCAGGAAAAACAATAGACGTATCTGGGTTGGATAATAAAAGATATTATATGATTCTTACAGATGCTCAAGTTACAGGTGGAACTATGCAAATGAATCATAGAATAGGTACAGGATCTTATGAAAATAGTGGATATTCTCACAGAAGAAGTGATAACGGTGGAACTGATGCAACTGTAAATACTGCTAGTGAGATGGCTATGGAAAATTTAACATCAGCATATCCTAGATTTACAGTTTCATATCTTTCAAATACAGCAGGTAAAGAAAAACTAAACATTGGTACTCTTGTTGCTGATGATAGTGGAGCTCCTGAACGTTCACAATGCGTAAATAAATGGACAGGTACAACTGATGTTAATCAAATACAGGCATTTACGGAAGCAACAGGAAACTTTGCAGTTGGTGCAGAACTTGTTATACTAGGATGGGATGAAGATGATACTCATACTGATAATTTCTGGGAAGAACTGGCTAGTGCTGATGTAACTTCATCAGGTATTGATGTTAGTTTTACTGCTAAAAAATATCTTATGGTTCAATATCAATGTACGTTAGCAACATGGAATAGTAATGCTTTTGGAATGAGATTTAATGGTGGAACCTCAGGTTATTCTAGAAGATTTTCTCAAAATGGTGTAGTTGTAACTCCTGCAAACAATCAAAATATGATAAGTTTAATTTATAGTGGAAATAAAAAGGTCTTCGGTACTGCGTTTATTATCAATAATGCTTCAAAGAATAAATTACTCATGTGTGATCAGGTTGGGGAAGAAAATACAGCAGGAGCAGGATATGCACCTTTTAGATGGGAGTTTGCAGGTAAAAGCACTTTACAAGATCAAATTACAAGTATCCAACTTCTAGACACAGTAGCCAATTTAACATCAGGTCATATCAAAGTGTGGGGTCACGACTAAAATGGCTTGGGGTAAAGCAGGTTCAACTACTCTTGGATCTAATAGTGCTGAAATTAATGTAACCATGACAAGTTCAAATTTTAATCAGTTTATGGTTAATGCAATAGCAAATGGTACTGTGGATTCACAAATGAGGTTAGGTTATAATAGTAATGATTCTGGACAAAACTATGCAATAAAACAATCTTACAATGGTGGTGCTGATGGAAGTGGAAGTGTAGAACAAACATCTATTGATGTTGGCGTAGGTGGTCTTGATGATGATTGTTTCCATATTGGTTATTTTGCCAACTTTAATGGTGAACCAAAATTCTTTAGTGAAAAGTTATGTCACAGTTATGGTACAGGACAACATGAAATATTGAGAGAGATAGTTGGTGCTAAATGGGATAACACTAACCAAGCAAATAGAATACAATATAGAGAAAGTCATACTGGAAATGATGCACATATTTCAAGTGATTCAAATTTAAGCGTAATAGGTTCTGATGAAATTATATATGTTGTTCAAGATGGAGCAGTATTCTATGAAAAGGATACCAATAAAGAATATATATTAAACAACGGTGTATGGAGTAAGTTATGACCATTAAATATTTAGATAGTAAACGAATTGTAAAGTTATCAACTGATATTGATTCTATAAGTAACGTTGTAACTACAACTCAGGCTTTAACTAATGAATACACACAAGCATCATCAAGTGCGAATCCATCAGGACAAGTATTCAAATCAGGTGCGGCATTAATCGGAGAAACAATAACAGAATTTACGTTTGGTTTACGCACAGTAGGTGGATCTGGTACAAGAACAGGAACTATAACAATGGGTATTTTTTCAGAAACAGATGACAGTTTAATTAAAAGTTTTAGAGAAATCCTTTGGAGTGACTTAACAACTACTGATACTGATTATACAGCAACAGGAACTCATGTTTTAGCGGCAGATCAGGTAGTTGGTATTCAATGGGTAGGAACTGGTAACGGTGAAGTTGCATTTTATTCACAAAACACACAGGTATATGATGGAACAAACTCATACGTTCAAGAAAAAGGAAATGGAAACACAGGTAGAGATGCAAAATTCCAAATAAAAACTGGGACACCTGTATATAAACCAACCAACGTACAAAACAATTCTATCCTAGTGGAGAAAGATACTGCTAAGAGATTTTGGTTCAGTGAAGCATTAGCACCAACTTACGGTGGTAATGATATTACAACAGATATAACATGGACACAAACTATTGGTTCATCAACAAGTGATACATTCT